TCATAATTCCATGTACTTTTTAAATGTTTCGGCCGTTTTTGCTTTTGCGGTTTTCGTGACATGTGTATAGATGTTCATAGTCGTTTGAATTTCTTTGTGACCTAAACGGGCTTGTACTTCTTTTATGGATGCGCCTGCTTCAAAAAGGATTGATGCGTGAGAATGCCTAAAACCGTGAATTGTGATTCTGTGAAGCTTATTTTTAGTGATCATACGGTTTAAAAGGTCGTTTGGATATGCAAGCCTTAGAGGACGCATATCGCCCCGTATAAGGACATATTTAGCTTCTGAGGTGATTCCATTAGACAAGAGCATTTCTTTTTGTTGTGTGCGCCATTTTTTAAGTATTTGGGCTGTTTGATCATCAATTGTGATAATTCGCTTGGAATGATATTTTTTCGTTGTTTGGATGACTTCTTTACCGTTTTCAAAAAACATTGTTTGTTTGATGTTTATTGTTTTCTCTTTTAAATCAACGTCTTTCCATTCCAAGGCAATAAGTTCCCCTTTGCGCATACCAGTGAAAATAAGAACATAAAACATGACATAATCTTGTGGGGCGAGTTGAGAATGCGCTTTTTTCGAGAAAGGTTTTGATTTCGTCCTTTTCCCAAAAGTTCCGTTTCTCTTCTTCCTGCGATAAAAAATTCTCTTCTTTTTTGGGGATCACAACGAATTCCATTGGATTTTTTGTGATGTATTCCATCCTTAGAGCATATTTAAATACAAGGTTAGCTTGAATTTTTACATTTTGAACAGAATCAATATCCTGAGCTATCAGATTTATCACCTTTTGACAATATGCTCTTGTGATGTCTTTTATTTTTAATTTCCCGAAGTGCGGCAGGATATGCTTTTTGAAATTCGATAGCTTTCTATATCTGGTGCTGCGCTTTATCGTTTTGGAATGAACATCCCACCATTCTTTAAAGACATCCTCAAAAGTAATGTCATTTCGGGCAAGAGCATTATTATCGATTTCCTTCTGGAATTCCGCAGCGGCTGCGACAGCTTCTTTTTTGGTCTTAAAGCCTCGGCGTGTTGTTGTTTTCCTATTGCCTGTTTTGGGATCGATACCAACTCCCATTTTAAAAAGCCATTTATAGCCCGTTTTGGTTTTGTACTGCTGAAATGAAGCCATATTATCCCCCCAATCCTATTTAAAGTTTCTTTTAACTAACAATAAGATGAATTTTGTTAAAGTACATGTTAAGGCGTACTTTCGCAAATGGTTCAGTGACTTTAAACATCTTAGAAATGAGGTGAGCGTCAAAAAAATGATTTTGTGGAATTTTCATTCCATGAAGCATAAAAGTGGGGATGCAAAAGTGATATGAGAAGTAATTGGCTTGTCTCTCCTGATAATCTGACCAAAACTTTGGCATTGTTTTTTTATCTCCTTCATGTCTGTAAAGGTGGCATAGTTCATGAGCAAAGTCGTCCCACTGCTCGAAACGGGTTTTCCGGCTATCTAATATAATCGTATACACGTCATTATACTTGAAAGAACAACTTGGGATAGGCTTAAAATAAACACTTATGCCTAACAACTCAGCTATACGCTCGAAATCAATTTGCTCTGGTGTAATGATACTGATGCTTCTGTACAAGTTTTCAATCCAATCTTCTAAATGACTTTTTGTATACACCAAGAAGAACGCCTCCTAAGCCCATTTATCAAATTGAGGTAAAATTTTTTGAAAAAATAAAGAACGTACGTTCTGTTTTTCGTGTGAAAGAAAAGCCTCATTGAGAGGCTATCAATTATTTTAAATCGATGATTCCGGTTTCTGTTCCCCATGCACCAGTCTGCACTTGTAATTGTAGGTCTTTTGCATTAGCAACTTCCGGAGCTACATCAAATACTACTTTTCCACTGATTTTAGAATCAGGATTCAAGTTTTGAAGGAAAAAGCTATTGTCAATATTGCCGTCCTCGCTTTGGTTTGCTGACATGCTTGCGGCGGAATCAGCTTCATAAGTCTTTTCGCCACGTTTAAGCTTGAAGAATGAAGCATCGACGGTTACTTTATCATTGCCATTGTTTTTTAACGTGACGTCAATGACTAGATATTTATCACTAGCCTTTTGAGGTAAGGCAGAAGGTCCAACCTGATCGGCTGTTTTCTTTCCATTGACTTTATAATTCATATCGCCAACTTTCACATCGTCGCCGATTTTAGGGTTTGTCTCTTCTTTCTTCGTATCTTGTTTCGTTTCAGTCGTTTTATTCTCAGTGGATTTTTCTTTGTTTGTTGATGAAGCTTGCTCTGAATTTCCACCATTTGATGCTGCTGCCCCGATGATGATAACGATGATTAACCAAAACCACCATTTCTTATAAATTGGCTTTTTTGTTTTTTCTTTTCCCACGTTCAGTTCCCCCAGTTCATTTATATGTACGTCTTTTATAATAGGATAAAATACATAACATTTCAACAGGATTTTACCAGTTTTGACAAAGGTCTCACTGTTGTTTGCGGGCTTTTAATGTATGAATCTCGAATTCTGCATCAGCCACTTTGCGATTAACAAAGATGACGCCTTCTTTAAGGGAGCTGATTTCATCAAGTAGAAGGTTATCCGAATTGATGTTTTCGACATGCTGAGAATCGATTTTCTCACTTAATGCTTTGATGTCATCTTTAGTCGCTACATTTTTTTCGAGATCAGTTAGACGGTTATTAATAGCCTGAATCTCTTTCAAGATTATTTCGAATTCTTTATTTTCCACATAAAAAACCTCCTGATTTTTTATAAAAGAGATTATAAAAGGAACATAAATGAGAATGTAAAAGAGAACAACACTTAGAACTCTTGTATATCAAGGGTTTGGCGGCATCGGAAAAACCGATTTATAAATGAGAATATACATGCAATATAAATCCAATGTAAATCTTATTAGTAAACAATAATAAACAATATAAACAATAGATATATATATATATAAGTGGACGGTCTTTTTGCTTTCAAGATTTTTTTCTTAATTTTAGTTGGTGGATTCATCAGAATACACTTTATCTTGCTCTTGTTTTACTATTCCTCGAATTAAGTAATCAAGAGATACCTTATAAAAATCAGCTATTTTTATAAGAGTTTTGTAACCAGGGTCATTGTCTCCGGTTTCATATCTCGCATAGGTAGAGCGATTTATTCCGAGTTCTTCTGATAATGTTTCTTGAGAGAGCTTAGGTTTTTGTTTATTTCTCAACATTTTTAACCTTTCTCCTAAAGTCATAAAAATAACTCCTTTAAATTCAACTCCATGCTGTCACTCCTTGCTTAGTCAGATTTCTTTTTCCCGCCTTCTTTCAGTTGCTCCGTAATGATTTCGAGGGCAGCGTCTAAAATCTCCTGTGTAACTTCTCCATCACGGGCGGCAAGGAAGGTTTTTGGGTCATTTAAAATCCTCTTTGCTTCGTCTTCAAAAATTTTATCTTGAACCTTCGGGTCGACGCCACGAAGTAAGTAGTCAGTTGAAACCTCGAAAAAGTCAGCGATTTTGATTAAGGTTTCATAATCCGGCTCTCGTGTACCTTGTTCATAATTGGCGAGTTTACCACGAGAAAAACCTAATCTATCTGCAAGCTCATATTGGCTTAAACCTTTTTCTTTCCTTAAGGCTGCAATTCTTTTCCCTAACACAACAATCACTCCTTAGTCTCCATTATAACTTGGAAACTATGCGTTTCTACAACTAGACACAAAAAGTTTCTAAAAACACTTGACGGAAACAAAACGTTTCTGTATAGTAGTAATCAAGAAAGGAAACGAAATGTTTCTAAGGGGGTGTAACCATTGGAACGCGAAATACTATTCACTTTACGTGGTGATGTCTCAAGGTCAGCGGTGGCCGAAGAATTAAATATAACCCCTCAAATGCTTGGTGCAATTGAAAGGGGAGATAGAACACCTTCATTGACTTTGGCAAAGAAAATTGCTGACTACTACGGAAAATCTGTAGATGAAATTTTTTTTGAGCAAAACGGAAACAAAACGTGTCCTAATAAAAACACAGCATAGGAGGCGAACATTTTGGCTAATCTCGGTATCTCACTTGATAACTTACCGAACGAAACGGTTTTCGAGATTGTTAAAGCGCTTTGTGAAAAAGCTTATCAACAAGGCGTGGAGGACGGCGTAAAAAAATATTCGTATCCTCCAATATTAAAAAACACTCATTTGCAAGAGATTTTCCAAATCAAATCGGCAGCGGTGACAAGACTAACCGGAATCGAGTCTTTCCCGAAATTGAAAACCATTCAAGCTAGATATCCGCGTGATCTCGTTTTTGAATGGATCAAACAAAACTCAACTTGGGTCGAAGAAAACACAAACTATTTTCAGAAAGGTGTGAGTTAAATGCATCAACTGCAAAAAGTATTCAATTACCAAGATCAGCAGGTCAGAACAGTCGTTAAGGATAATGAACCTTGGTTTGTTGCAAAGGATGTCTGTTCAGTCTTAGAAATCAAAAACAACCGCGATGCCCTTGCTCGACTCGATGAAGACGAAAAGGGGGTAGTTTTAACCGACACCCTTGGCGGAACGCAGGAACTAACAGCGGTTAACGAACCCGGCCTATATTCACTGATCCTCGGCAGCCGCAAACCAGAGGCCAAACAGTTCAAACGCTGGATCACTCACGAAGTCATCCCAACGATCAGAAAGACAGGCGGCTATGTAGCGAATGACGATTTATTCATTCAAACCTATCTGCCACAGGCTGACGAACAAACGAAACAGCTTTTTAAAGTCACCCTGCACACCATGAAAGAGCAAAGCAAGCAGATCGAAACAATGAAGCCTAAAGCCCTTTTCGCCGATGCAGTCGAAGCGTCAGAATCATCCGTTCTGGTGGGTGAGTTAGCGAAAATCCTCAAGCAGAACGGCATCGAGATTGGCCAAAACAAACTATTCAAATGGCTGCGCGAGAACGGCTATCTGATTCGAAAGAAAGGTGAGTCGTTCAACCTTCCTACTCAACGCAGTATGGATATGGGGCTGTTCGAAATCAAGAAAAGCACCATCAACAACCCGGACGGCTCAGTCAGAACCACACGCACACCAAAGGTAACAGGCAAAGGGCAAATATATTTCGTCAATAAATTCATCAAGTCGCAATCTGCTTAATTCTTTCTATATCAATCATACAACCATAATCTGTACAGAAAAATAGAGAACATAGGACAAAGGAGAGTTCAAGAATGCCAGAAATAGTGTCTAAATCACTGGCGCATCTACTTGAAACGAAGAACATGACAAACGGGCAACTCGCCCTTGATCTAAACGTTTCGGAGTCGATGGTCAGCAAAATGAAAAACGGAACAAGAAAAATGCCGTGGGATGTGGCGGAAACGTCACTAAAGAAATTCGATCAACCATTTTTCGCAATGGGAATCATGAACAAATTCAGCGATGGTTGCTCGCCGCCCGTCTTCACTGGTGAATCAGTCGAGCAACATCGACTGGCTTTTGAAGAGATCATGGTCACACAGGCGACAGAAGCCATCCAGACACTTGCAGATGTGAGTTTTGTTAAGAATCCGAAGCTGATCTCTTTGGAAGAAAGGGAGCGCATTAAAGTGGTCATAAAGGAACTTCTGGACGTGGAGGCATGGGCTAAAAACTTAGCGGCCTTATTGGCGAAGGAATACAACATTTCACTCAAAGAGTGCTACAAAAAAGCAACTATCACATGGAAGGCGAAAGGGTGGCTCGAATGAATTTAAACCATTTTTTGAAGTCTGACAGGGAGAAGGCGGAACGACTTTACAAGTCATTGCAATTTCTCGTTTCAGAACTATTGGCGGATGCCGTCAAAGAGGGTGATTTTGATGGGTGTATAGAACTTGCGGGTAGCATAGTCGATCACAGCAGAGACTTAAAGAAAATGCAGCACCCTGAAAAAGTAGTGGAACTACATGAAATTGCGTCAGAGTTCGCCAAAAGAGGGCTGGACGTTGTGCCTGTTAAACCGCCGACAAGGAGGGTTCATTAATGCTCCATTACCTTCACAGGCGGGCGACGGCTTTCGAAGTAAGGGAATGGTGTGCAAGAATCCGAGACCACCCTAAATTGCATTTGTCATGGGATCAGTATGTCAAGAAATCTATGAAAGGAGATTTTTCTAAATGAACATAGAACACCCAATTATCACAGAAATTAACCGTTACGGCTATCCAAAGGATTATTTGCGGTATGAAGAAGAGGAAGAAAACGAAGACGACGAGGCATAAAAAAAAGAACCTTTAAAAAAGGTTCAACCAGATCAAATACCAAGTGTTAAATTTTGGGTGGTGGAAAGGCAAGATAAACTTTCCAAATATAAGTATATCAGTCTTCTGCCAAAAAAACAATATAGAAGGTGAAAGAATGACGAAAGTCCTTACATCTACCGAAGGAATGCAACGGCAAGCATGGTTGGAAGCGCGACGGAGAGGCATTGGCGGGAGCGATATTTCTGCCATCCTCGGCCTTAACAAATGGAAAAGTCCCATTCAATTATACATGGATAAGATCGGCGAAAGTCCTTTAGAGGATAACGAAAGCGAGGCGGCAAGACTCGGGAATCTATTGGAGGACATCGTAGCCAGGAATTCAGCCGGAGGAAAGGGCTGAAAGTGAAGAAGCGGAACGCCATTTTACAACATGAGAAATACCCGTATTTTTTGGCGAATGTTGACCGCCTGATTGTCGGCCGGAAGGAAGGTCTTGAGTGCAAGACAACCACCGTATACAAGCGCGATGAATGGACATCGGACAGCGTGCCAGATGCGTACTTTGTTCAATGTCAATGGTACATGAGCGTAACCGGGTTCAAAAAATGGCATTTGGCCGCCCTTATATTAGGTGACGTTGTGAATCCTTGGCGATTCCATGAGATCAAGCGCGACGATGAACTGATTCGGATCATGGAAGAAAAGGCCGCCTACTTTTGGAATGAACACGTTTCTAAAAGAGTGCCGCCACCGTTTGACGGGTCGCAATCATCAAAAGATTTACTGGATGCCATGTACCCGGAGCAGGTCGAAGATTCAGTTGATTTGCCGGGATACTTTGATAGCAAGATTGAAGAATACGAACGGACGAAAGAGAAGATCAACGAACTGACAGAGCGGAAGCAGGCCATTGAAAACGAGATCAAAGGGATTCTCGGTGAAAGGAAACATGGTTTTGTTGCTGGTAAAAAAATCACTTGGTCCAGGTTTCCGGTTGAACGCTTTGACAAAGAAAAATTCAAGAGAGAGCACCCTGACATCTACAGGCAATATGTGAAAGAGGGTAGCGGTTCAAGATTTTCAATCCGGTAATGAAAGGGGAAAACGGTATGACACAAGCAGAGAAATTGAAAAACGACATAGCGAAGCAGGAGCAAAGAAACGAGGTTGCTCAAGATGATAAACCAAAAACAATTCTTGATGTAATGATGCAACATAAAGAATCGTTTGAAATGGCTTTGCCTAAACACTTGGACGCCGACAGGCTGATTCGTTTAGCGGTTACAGAGTTCAGAAAAAACCCAATGCTTAAAGAATGCACGCCTGAGTCTTTGCTTGGAGCCGTTATGCAAGCGGCGCAAGTTGGATTAGAACCGGACGCGCTGGGGTCGGCCTATCTTGTGCCTTATTACAACAAGAACAAGAACGTTAAAGAAGTTCAATTGCAGATCGGATATAAGGGCTTGATCGAATTAGTCAGAAGATCAGGCCAAGTAACAAGCATTGTAGCAAATGAAGTCTATGAAAATGATGAATTTGATTTCGAATACGGGATAAACGAAAAGTTATACCATAAGCCGACGATGGATGCAGACCGTGGGAAACTCAAATGTTTCTATGCTTATGCCCGATTTAAAGACGGCGGCCATGCTTTTACAGTCATGAGCGTTGAACAAATTAATCAGATTCGCGATAAATTCAGCAAGTCGCAAAAGAACGGAAAGCATTTTGGCCCTTGGGCTGATCATTATGAGTCAATGGCAAAAAAGACGGTTATCAAGCAGCTTGTCAAATACATGCCGATAAGCGTCGAAATTCAGAATCAAATAACGAGGGACGAAACGGTGCATTCAAGCTTCAAAGAAGAACCAAAACCGATTTACGCGTTTGAAGAATCGCCAGACATTATCGACGCACCCATAGAAAATTAAGCGAAGGGCGGCGCATCATGATGAACAAAATTGTCTGCAAATGGGCGTTTGAATTGCGCAAAGTCGAAGTTGACAAGTGAAACGGGTTTACGGGTATGAGCACTCTGTGAAAGGAAGTAGGTGAGCGGCGTGGATATGCAAGGTATGGGGTGTGTTGTCCTCCCCCGTCTTCCCTTTAAAGATGAACGTGACGAGATAATTTACGATCATTTGTTTAAAAGGGCGGAATACAGGCAAGGCAAAGAGCTTGATATAGGTCAAACAATTATCAAGATCACACACCTTGCCGAGAGGTTCAACTGGTCTGCTGTTCAAATAAAGTACTCTCTGGATCGAATGGCTAGGCAGGGATATTTAAAGATCGACAGGCTACCTCAAAAACGCGGCTTCATTGTAACCATCGTTAACTATGCAGAGTATACGCGTTTCGAAAATTATAAAAAGAAAAAAGCACCGGTATCAGATCCAACGGAAGGAAAGGAGGAAGACAAGAATATGAAGACAAACCCATTTCAGTTTTTTGAGGACGAAGGGTTCGGCTTATTATCCTCATTTTTGGCGGATATGCTTAAAGGTCTGATAGACGATTACGGTGAGGAAAAGGTGCTTGATGCCATGAAAGAGGCTGTTAAGCGAAATGCCCGCAATATGGCTTATGTCCAGCGCCTCCTACAATCAAATGAACTTAAAAGCAAGGAGTGGGGAAATGACTATCAAGCAAAAAAAGCAAGAAAACAAAGCGATCAGTATAAACACGGCATTTCAAAAGGTGATGCAAAGCCTTCGGGAAAAATCAGCCCACTTTTCGGCCCCGGACGCATCCGGAGAAAAGGCTGAGTACGAATGTGAAACCTGTAAAGATCATGGCATTGTGTTTTATCGGGTTCATAAAGATACGAAATGGAATTATGACGAACGGTTAAAGCAACTTGTGCCAGAGGAAATGGTGCCGGAAGATGATTTTCTTTCTGGAAAGGTTTGTCCGCCGGAAAAGGCAGGGGAATGGAAGGATACCTATTCCAAACAATGCGACTGTGTACGGCGAAAGAGAATAGCCCGACTTATGGCAGCCAGTGGCATTACAGAAGAATTTGAAAAGCTTATATTCGGCAATTTTAAAACGGAGGGGAAACCAAAATTGATAAAGGATGCATATGATTGCGCTGTTGAATACTTCAAGGATTTTGAAAAAATCAGGGGGGATCGTTCAAACAGTATCGCTTTGCTTGGTCAACCCGGCAGCGGCAAAACTCATCTGCTTACAGCCATTATGAATAATCTCATCAAGAAGAAGTCCGTCCACTGTTTGTATTTCCCGTATGTAGAAGGCATGGGGGATCTGAAAAAGGACTTTGATCAATTGGAAACCAAGCTTGATGCGATGCGGAAAGTCGAAGTGCTTTTCATTGATGACTTGTTCAAGCCTGTATATGTAACCACTAGTGAAGGGCGTATCAAGAAACCACGGGCGACCGAATGGCAGATCGAACAAATTCAGTCTGTTGTGAATTATCGTTATCTGAATCATCTTCCTTTGCTTGTTTCTTCCGAGCTGACAACAGACGAGCTGCTGGACATTGACGAGGCTCTCGGTTCCCGAATCCATCAAATGTGCCGGGATTATACGGTAATCATCAAGGGGGACATGATGTTGCTGAATCATAGATTGTCAGATTTAAGTGATTAGCAAACATTTCATTAACAAAAACACCGAAACCTAAAGGCTCCGATGCTTTATGAACTGTGGGTAATTCAATTATAGCACACTGGGGGCGGTTTGAGTGAAACTGAAACCTATTACTATCAATGATGATCTTAGTTTTACTGGAACGATGGAGAAAGGCAAAGTCCGCGTTATTGTGGTGGATGGGAACAACGGGACGGCGCACGCAATGGACGCCCCGGAACACGGAAAATCAATTATTCAAACGGTAAAAGGCACATTTAAACGTGTTGATTTTGAAATAGGTCTAAAAGTCGAGAAAGACGATTGAAGGAGGATTCACAATGTGCAGCTTATGCAATGGCAAAAAGGTTATCAGGCAGGAATCCGGCAGCATGGTCGCATTCCATGCCTGCCCGAATTGCAAGATTGAGAAACAAGACTTAACCGACATCATCGAGCAGCTTGATGCGATCATTCAAAAACGACAGCAGGAGAAGAGCGCGTAATGTACATCATGCTGACTAAATGCGAGTTTGGTTGGACGGAAGATGAAGTGAAGCTAGTGAAAGAGGATTGGCGCGCGGGCGTCCCCATCGAAGAAACAGCGGCGGCACTTGAGCGCCCGGCTTTGGAAGTATTCTTGTTGATTGTCGATCTATGCGAACGCGGGATACTCAAAGAGCGAAAGGGGAGTATTTACGGTGACAAGGCTAAATGTGGGTGACTGGGTGAAGTTCTCTCCGACAAATTTCTACAGGTGCAATCAAAAAACAATTCTTAAAGGGTACATCCTTGAAATGAACGGAAATTATGCAGATGTCAGAGCCGAAGACAAAAAATTATATCTGGGCCAGAGAATGGCGGACTTAATACCATGCGAGGATACGCCAGAATACACGCAGGAAAGCCTCAGAACGATGATAAACATTGCACTCGATACAAAAGACCGGAACTGGTTTGAAGAGCTTACAAGCGAATTAAAACGCATTCAGGAGGTAGAGGGATGAGCGAAAAATACGCGGTGTACGACACATTCACAGGCGCAGTTGAATTTTACGAGAAGGAAGAAACTGCCTTGAAAGATTATAATCAGGCGTCAAAAGACATATCCGAATTTTTGGACAGAGAAGACCTACCCGAATATGTCTATCTATTCCAGATCGTCAAACGGGAGGAAATAAAATAATGCAAAAAATCAAAAGACTCATCGTCCGACTGATCGGGCGGAAAAAGAAGGAACAGAAAAAAGTGTTTGAATGGTGGGATTTGATATGAGAATCATCAAAAAAGAAGTCAATTCACAGTACGGCGGACTATTCAAAAAGGTATTTATTCGAAAAATGGTTAAGGAAAACGACCGCGAATTGATCCAAGAAACAAGTACGACCTACATCGTGGGTATCCCGGTTAGATCGGTGACGGAAACGCGACCGCCGAGTTTGAAAGACGCTTTTAAGCAGGCGTGGGGATCGGCGAAATGAAAGAAGTCAAAGCGCTGCTGTCGATCATACTACAGGCCGGATACAGGGAAAAACAGATCGAACAATGGTTACAAGATGACGGGAGGTAAGGGGAATGAGAGTACGAAAATTTCGGGCATTTGTGAAACAAGTTAACAAAATGATTTACTCTGAAAATTCTTATCCGAAAGGTAATAGCGATTATAGATTCGTAGCGTCAGAAGATCATAAAAAAGGTTTAGGGGTTGAATATTTCACAAGTCGGACGGAGTATGTCAATCAATACGGCGGGGTGGTCCTCTTGCCTGATTGGAGAGTTTTCACAGATGAAGAGGCACCGGTCACAGAATACACCGGATTGAAGGACAAAAACGGCCGGGAGATTTGGGAGGGAGACATCCGAAAAGACTCTCTCGGTAGAATTTTCAAGGTTGTTTTTTACGACGATCTAGCCGCATTTTATGGGGAACATCCCGGTGGGTTAATACAGTCTCTTGCCGATTGTGGGCCGGATTCGGAATATCTCGGAACAGTCTATGAAAATCCCGGTCTATTGGAGGCGGCGGAATGATCACCCTTAACATACCAGTCGAACCAATGGGAGCCGTCCGGATGACCGGGCGCGGGAAATTCGTGAATAAAAACGCACAGCGGTATTTAGCTTATAAGGATTTCATAAAGCTGCACGCACAGAAGCAGATGAAAGGACAGCAGCTTTATACCGGTCCTACTGTAGTAAAGGTGCTTTTCTCCATGCCGATTCCAAAAAGTTGGTCAAAGAAAAAGCAACAGGAGGCCATTTCAACGGTACACATCAAAAAGCCGGACATCGACAATTTAGTAAAAGGTGTTTTCGACGCTCTGAATAAAACAGCGTGGCATGATGATAACCAAGTTTTCATGGTCATAGGAGCCAAAGTTTACGGAAAAGAACCCGGGATCGAGGTTCAAATAATGGGGCTGGCAGAATGGGAAAATTTAAGCGCCTGATCATCCGTTATAAAAACCAATACGGGCGCACTGTGGGGCACGACACCCTTTGGAGGGGTTTAGATAGCCTCATAGAGTTAAAACGTCGCTACGGCTTTTTAAACGAAGATTTGGAGCATGTCAAGATTGATGGAAGAGTTTGCGATTTGCAGGAGGTAAGGGCCGAGCTTGAGAAGCACGGGTAAAAAATTTCGGCTGAGAATGTCGATCCTGTCGGAAATAGACGAAAGGGGAAAAGGAAATGCGGAATTTGCGGGAATTCAGCAAAAAAGAACTTGCAGAAATACATTATAATTTGAATTCTTGGAAATGGGATTACAGATTGGGAGCAAAACCGGAAAATTGGGATGAGCTGCCCAATTGGGAGCCTCTCAATGTTTTATCAAAACGACTATATATCGTTCCGATCATGGATGAAATATTAAATATTGTCGGCGCGAAATACCTTTTCAAACATTTTCATTTGAACAAGTTAAACAAAAGTGAGAGAGAATTCGAAATATGGTGGTTAAAAAGGCGCTTAAGAGTGTTTTTTACCGGAAGGGAGATATAAAACATGATAAATCGAGTTGTTTTATGCGGAAGGTTAACAAGAGATCCTGACCTAAGATTTGTCGGGGATGGTAAACCGGTAGTCAGCTTTACCATTGCAGTCAATCGGACATTTAAGAACCAGAACGGAGAAACGGAAGCGGACTTTATTAACTGTGTCGCTTGGAGAAACGCTGAAAATATTGCCAAGTTTCTGAAAAAGGGATCAATGACAGGCGTGGACGGACGTCTCCAAACACGAAGCTATGACGATCAGAGCGGCCGCAGGGTGTTTGTGACAGAGGTAAACGTCGAATCTGTACAGTTTCTCGATCCGAAGGGCAGCGGTCAGGCTGATAGCAGGCAGCAGGGCGGCGCAGGGCGGAACCAGAGCAGCGGTCAGCAGGGGAATAGCTTTCCTGATGATCCGTTTGCCAATGAGGGTAAGCCGATTGATATTTCAGATGAAGATCTCCCCTTCTAAGGAGGCTACGGCATGACAAGGCGCGTTGTTCAGTGGTCGGCCACGAATTACGACCGGGAAGAGTTGCAGGTCATTCAGGTTTTCGAGGAAGGCTTAAGCAAGCAGGATGTAAAAAGGGAAGTGCCGTTCACCAGATGGCACGGCGTCCTATACAAAACTGAAAGGGGAAACGGAATATGACTTCAAATAAAAATCCAAGATTACCGGGAGAAGTGACAGTTTGGAAGATGACGGAGGAGCAGCGCCTTGCATACATCGAGAAACACCCCATCGTGCCGAGTGATGAGCATTTGAAGTATTGGGATTGGGACGGCGGAAAAAGAGGTGAGCGCCATGTGCATTCTTGACGAAATCGGATTCACGCCGGAGCAGTATTTTGAGTTGAAAGACAAAAGAATGACAGACGAGGAAATTGCATGGGACGAATTAGATGTCGCGCCCTGGCATTTGAAACAATGGAAGAAAAAGCACGGCGTCAGAAACGAAAAAATACGCCACGGAAAGAAGTTCACTCGTGAGGAATGGGAAGAGAAGCGAAAAGAAGGGCTGACAGAACCGGAAATCGCTGACTATTTCGGATACAAAACGTTTTCTATCTACTTGAGATACAAGAGAAGTCTCGGCATCCCGCCAATGACAAAGAAAATCGAGCGCACGCCGGAATTGCTGGCCGAAATCAAAAAGTATTTGGATCAGGGGCTTTTGATCAAAGAAATCACCGAGAAAATAAGCGTGAAGATGTCCAGTGCCATGGTTGGCAGAATCATAAGAGAGGAAGGGCTGCATGATGAGAAACCCGATAATAAAAAGCGTATTCGAGAAAATAGAAAAACAGCAAGAAAAGGGGCTTGAGAAATATGGAACCGAGGTCAAAACGGATTTGTACAGCTTGCGGGGATGGCTGCAGCACGCTCAGGAAGAGGTTATTGATTTAGCGGTATACCTTGAGGCGGCTATACAAAAATTCGATGAATTAGAGAAGAAATTTGATGAATTAGAGAGGGAGAAGGCATGATCATAGCATTCAAAATCATACTACTGCTCATAATTATCTTATCGTTTTTGGGAGCGGTCGGAGAGAGGGAAAACAAAAATCTACGGGATAATATGACAGCTATCTGCATAACCTCAATAATCGGTTCTCTCGTCGCTTTCATCATGATTTAAGGGGGAAGATAGGGTGAAGGGTTTAAACGTGATTAAGGGCTGTTTAATCGCTCTTGGCGGGGCATTTATGATCGGGTATCAGTGGGTATACCGGCCGACTATCGGAGAATCTGCGACAATTATCGTGTTCACCCTTGGATTAGTGTTTGCGACGGAGCTTAGAAACTGGTTTTACAGCTTGATCTTGGTTCTGATCAGCGCTTTCGCCGTCGTCCTGTATGGATATATGTATCTCGAAAACTTCAAGCAACTGATTGTCATGCTGTTAGTCTCTTTGCCAATGGTATCAGCAATGTTCCTGCACGTGGCGCAGCATGATGCAGAATAAAAATCAAGTTCAAATATGAAGGCGGGTGCGGGAAATGGGGAGAACAAAATCACTTTCAAAAAGAATCGAAGAAATAAGCATGAAACAGATACTTGAAGTAGGAGACCCGAAACAATTTTTACGGGCAGACGATGTGTCTTTGCTAATCAGAACCGTTTTAAACCAAAAAAGAGAAATAGAAAGATTGAAAAAATCATTAGGAAAGGTGAATGAATCATGAAAAAGCTAATCAAAACGATCGTCACACTGTCACTCTTGATTTCTGGAACACTTTTATTCTCGCAATCTGCGGCGGCTGTTTGGTCGCCTTGGCAAAAGGAAGCATTCGGCCATACAGCGAGGATTTTCACCGACGACACCAATTACTATTCAGGAGCAAAAACAGTTGACTGGCGGGCGGAAAAGAAAGGTTCTGGAATACTTTACTACACAGCGGGCGTGTATAAAAAACGTTCGGGCGGCGGTTTGACTGATACGAACTTGGTGCAGCGGGGATACTTCAAGCACTCAACGCCGTTAAAGTCTTTCAGTGTCAGCGAGATTCGGAAGCGCACTGGGAAAGGATCATATGTCATTCAGCTTGATTGTTACGCGGATGCGAAGAAAAACAAATATGTCGGGACGTTTGAATCCAAGACGTTTTATATCAAGTAAGGGGCTTCGGCCCTCTTATCATTAAATGGACAGGAAATTGAGGGTATGAGGACAAATAAGCTGAAATTGAATGGAGTGGTCCAAAGTGAAGGGATAAATGAGATTTCATGTATAATAATATTATAGAGTAAAAAGGAGGTGAAAAAGTATAAAAATCTCAATTTGAAAGGAGCTAGGAAAAAAATTTAGTCGAGAAAGGTGGTGAGAGGATGAAAGAGTTTGATATAAGATATGTATACAGACATAAAAAAACTGGAGAAATAGAAACATATATAGATAATATCATAACCTTGGAAAAAGGTAGTAACAAAAATATGACAACTGTTAATAACGGAGTGGGTTATGAATTAATTAGTCGTGATTTATTTACTGGATTAATAGACGAAAACGGTAAACAGATTTTCGAAAATGATATTGTCAATTGTGACGGGAATGCCGGATTAGTCTTATGGAGTGAAAGAAATCTTTGTTGGGATGTTAAGTTTGAAAACAAAGATGATGAAGATTTTTCATGGCATGATCGACTTTCCACATGGAAAGATAAGGCTTGGATTATCGGAAATATATATGAAAAATGAATAGTCGATGAACCTTAAATAAAAAAGGTCGCCATTAGGCGGCCTTTTAGAAACATTTAAACTTGGTTTTATGGTATCATAGAAGTATAGCGAAAACAAAATAATCGTCCAAGACGGAAAGCCTGCGGACACTGAACTTACAGCATTTACGCTGTTTGTTTGGTGTCCGTTTTTTATTTTCGCAACTTTTCAGTCACACCCCGCGATCACTAGGGTGTCAAAAGGAGGCTGAAAACATGAAAAAGACCAAAAAGAACACGCGGAAAAAGCAGGAAAAGCTCACTGAACGGGATTTAAGGAACCTGATGGATACAAACAGGCCTATCTATAAAAGAGCCAAAGGCGGGGCATTTAGACAAAGATGAGGGGGCGTATGAATGAACAAGCAAGAAACAATCTGGTGTATTAATTTAACGATTTCCTTGGTGGCATTTTGGTTTTTGGTATTTGTATTAAAGATTAACGTCAGAACCATTCATGAAGTGGTGTGGATCTATTTCCTTATTACATTTGTACCGATCATATCAAAAGCGATTTACCGAAAGCTCTTTAGCCAAAATAGAAAGGGTGGGAATTGATCATGTATAAAAAAGAGATTGAAAAACTGATCAGTAGTTATCACTGGATGGCAAAAGAGGTTCAGAGATTACAAAGGGTGCTTTACGGTTCCGACATCCCTATGCGGAGCTGGGGCGTTGCTCAATATGGGTTAGAAGCTGCCATGCCAAAGGGAAGCCCCGGCAAGAGTCAGGCCGAGCTGAGGGATATGGACATAAGAGAGGAACGTCTATACAAGCGTCTAGAATACTTCGAAGAACGTGTATACGCGATTGAGGCGGCAGCAAGAACGATCGAAGGGGAACAGCATAAAGTGATTTATGATTGCATGATGGAAGGGATGAGCTATCGAGCCATTGGCCTTCATCTTGGCATATCGCGGGAAACCGTAAGACGAATGAAAGACGAAATCATCAACCAGTTGTGCCAAAATTGCCGAATTGTGCAGTTGTTGAATCCGAAAAAATCCGTCGTGTAAAATGGAAGGCAGGACGGGGAGGTAGGTTCCCCCGGTTTACCACTTCACAAAATTAAGAGAGAAAGAGCGGCACTGCGAATGCGCGGGGTCGCTCTTTTTTATGCGGTGGCGGAATAGGTAGACGCTTAGGCATAAGATCGGATACGACTCGGCGAGGTTTTAAAACCCATGGGAACCGTTAAAGGGGAAGTCAGGTAAGCTGCTGCCCGTTGTGGTGAAATGCCGATCATGCAAGGTGCAAATCCTTGCCCGCATACAAGACTATCTACCATGTGTAGAAAAGTTTCCTTGAAGCGTTTCATGTTTCAAACCCATGCGAAGCCGGTGCGGCGAAGTAGATGGGTAGGGAAGCGCAATGACGAAACCGGGTTGCGTGCAACGGCTTGAGAGGGTTACGGCCGTTAATGGGTAGCTCCTGACCAATGGAAGGATAACGGGTGCACACGTATATCTGGACGAAAGTGAGCGTTTCAAGGGGGTCAGTCTTAAACCCCTTAGTTTTATGTTTGTTGTGATGCGCGCCCTGTAAGTCTTGGGACAACTACCGGCTAACGCCAAGCACGGGCGCGGCTCAGAGCAAATAAAGGAGAAAAGGACATGGATGAACTTTTATCAAGCTACAAGCAGTCATTAAAACAGACAAAAACGGCATATAAGCGGCTTGGCAGCGATCAGGAGAATGATAAAAAGCTTATTCGGGGCATCATTTCAGATTTGCAGTACGCCATTGAGTGGATGGAAAAACGGAGAATGCCAGCGGCACGGCGCTCGGATATCAGGAAATCAAGGCTGATTTTTAAAGACCCTGATTTAATGGCGAGAATCTACACAATCGATCATGCTGCCGTCCCTAATGCAAGCGGAGGGTTGAATGACGAAGAAAGACAGCGGCTTAATGAATGCCTTTCAGTCCTCACGGACAGAGAAAGAGAAATTTTCGTTATGCGCGAGGGTGAAAATTTCTCGTACGAACGAATCGCGGCGCTGCTTAGTGTAAAAAAGTCAACCGTTCAAACAACAGTTAAAAGATCAAGAGCGAAAATACAAAAATACGTCAATTCGAAAAGGAAAAAAGGCTATGAAACTGATAAAAATAAGCGCTTGGTTGGCTGTGCATCTTTGGGGCATTAGCCCTTCAAGATACTTTGTCGATGACGAATTCAGAGAAGCGGTTGATCACTTTCAGAAAAGGGGGTTTTGAACATGGGGAAGGTTACAAGGGTGTATCCGGGGCCTAACAACGGGCTGATCCGGTGGATTGAAGAAAACTTTGGAGAGATCGACGGATATGCGGCAACGTTCAAGATGAAAGACGGCACGACAATGACGATTTACGACGCATTAACGCCAGTCGAAGCCGTCGGGATGGCCGAGATCGGTAAAAACGTGATTCAGGAAGCAATTAACGAGGATGAATTTGTCCCGAGACCATAAAGGCGGTAATGATTATGATTCTACGACAATACTTACAGGACAAGCGAGAAGAAGAACGCGAGAAGGCGCGAGAATCGGCCCGAAAAACTCACAAGTGTCATGGGTGCGTGTGGGGGACATGGGCTGGGAATAAATACGTCTGTCCGTTTGGGCGGTGCGTGAAAAACAAGTGAGGGAGGCGGTGTCATGTAAATGGATTGGGAGAAAATCAAAAAGGAATACGAAACAACTGACCTGACATTGAAGGCACTGGCTGAAAAGCATAATGTAAAAATCGGCACTTTGAAGAGCAGGAAGAGCCGGGAAGGTTGGGCGCGTGGCTCGACAAAAAAGGATGCAACCAGAGTTAAAGAGGTTGCAACCCCTCAGCCTATTATCGAATCTGACGATTTAACCGAAAAGCAGAAGATGTTCTGTCTTTATTATATTAAGTATTTCAATGCGACAAAGGCATATCAGAAGGCTTATGGTTGCAGCTATCTATCAGCGAAGACGGAAGGCCATAAAACCCTTGCGAAGCCTTACGTAAAAAAAGAAATTGAAAGATTGAAAGCAGAGCAACAGCAGGGTGTTTTCTTGGATGCTCAAGCAGTCTTGCAAAAGTACATCGATATTGCATTCGCTGATATAACGGACTTTGCAACGTTCGGGAAAAGGGAAATACCGACGGAAGACGAGGAAGGAAACCCTATTACGAAAGAAGTCAATTATGTTGATTTCAAAGAGTCGGCAGAAGTAGACGGCACAATTATTACAGAAGTGAAAAACGGTAAAGACGGTGTTTCCGTTAAGCTGGCTGATAAGATGAAAGCCCTTGAGTTCTTGGCAAAATATACTGATCTACTTTCAGAAAACGACCGCAAAAAGCTACAGCTCGAGAAATTGAAAGCTGAAACCGAACTGACGAAAGCGCGCATCAAGAAAACGAAAGCTGAAGTCGAGAAAGATGCACACGAAGACGCTGTGACAATCGTCGACGATATAGGAAGTGATCATATTGACGAAGGTTAAACGTATATCGGACATCATAACGCCTAAGTTTCGTTCGTTTTGGGCGGCAGCCAACAGTCATAAATACCTTCGGTATGTCCTGAAAGGCGGGCGCGGCTCCTCAAAGTCGACGCATATTGGTATACGGTTGATAAAGGACATGATGCAATACCCGGTCAGTACACTTGTGGTTCGGAAAGTAGGGAACACGTTAGGGGAATCCGTATTTGAACAGCTCAAAGAGGCTATCGATCTGCTGGGCGTGGGTTCGTATTGGCGCGTTAACAAATCCCCTCTGAAACTTACTTACATCCCACGAGGAAATAGCATCATTTTCAGGGGTGCGGATGATCCAGCCAAGATCAAATCACTCAAGATAGCAAAATACCCGGTTGCCTTCCTATGGATTGAAGAGCTGGCCGAATTTAAACTCGAAGAAGAAGTATCTATGATCGAAAATTCCGTTCTGAGGGCTGAACTTCCGGACGGTCTTTTTTATGCCTTTTACTACTCATACAACCCACCGAAAAGAAAGCAATCATGGGTGAACAAAAAATATGAATCTGCATTCGTACCAAAGAACACATATATTCATCATTCAACATATCTCGAAAATCCATACATTTCAAAAGCCTTCAAGGAAGAGGCTGAAACCGTCAAGGAGCGGAACCTTTTAAAGTACAAATGGGAATACCTTGGCGAGGCGATAGGATCGGGGGTAGTTCCATTCAATAACCTTCAATTTAGAAAAATTACAGATCAAGAGGTCAAATCATTCGACAACATCCGACAAGGGAACGACTTCGGGTATGGACCGGACCCGTTGGCCTTTGTTCGTTGGCATTATGACAAGAAAAAGAACACGATTTACGCGCTTGATGAGCTATACGCGCACAAGTTGTCTAACCGGATGCTTGCCAAGTGGATCAAAGATAAAGGGTATGATCGGCATGAAATCATTACCGACAGCGCAGAGCCGAAATCTATAGATGAACTCAAATCAGAACACGGTATAAGGCGTATCAGGGGTGCCAAGAAGGGGCCTGACTCACGGCAATACGGCGAGGAATGGCTCGACGATCTTGACGCTATCGTGATCGATCCAGAGAGAACGCCGAATATAGCGCGAGAGTTCGAGAACGCTGACTATAAAACCGATAAAGACGGCAACCCATTGCCTAAACTTGAAGAAAAAGACGACCACACGATCGATGCAACACGATACGCTTTTGAACGTGATATGAAACAATCGGGTGTTTCAATATTTAAATAGTTTCAGCATGTAAGGAGGGAAGCACATGGACATTTACCCATTATCACCGACGCATGGAGAAGAATTAATCAATCTGATCAAAGCAAGCGCACCGGATTCCATTGAAGAACCCAACACACAGGTACTTGAGCAGCTAATATCCAAACATGATCCTACTGACATGCTGGAAGGTGTGGAATATTACCTGAATGAAGGAGAAATCACATCAAGACAGCAATACTTCTGGAAAGACGGAAAGAAAGTAGTTGATACCGATGGAGTCAAACCGAATAACAGGATCGGTCACAGCTGGCATAAGCTTTTAGTCGATCAGAAGACGCAATATCTGGTCGGGAAGCCGATAACATTCGGTTCGAGCAATAAGAAGCTTTTGGAGTATGTAAATGTGCTTGCTGACGAAGAGTTTGACGACACCATGAATGAGCTTGTTAAAAACGCGAGTAATAAAGGCCTTGAATGGCTCCACCCTTTCATAAATGAGGAGGGGGAATTCGATTATGTAATCTTGCCCGCTGAAGAAATTATTGCTGTTTACGACAGTACGAAATATCACCGGCTTTTATATGCTGTCAGGGTTTATGAGATCGAAGATTTTGAGGGAAACAAACAGCAGAAAGTCGAGTTATACACGGATGATAAGGTTTATTACTATGTGGAAGAGGACGGCCAGCTTGTACTGGACTTCAGCAATGGCGAAGAAAATCCCGTGAGCTATTTCTACACGATTAACAAGGAATCTAATGAAAAGGTGGGATACGGGTGGGGCCGGGTTCCCCTCATTCCGTTTAGAAACAACACCGAAAGCGTGGGCGATCTTAAATTTTATAAGACCCTGATCGATAACTATGACCGGATTGTTTCTGATAATGCGAACAGTTTCGAAGAAATACAAGAATTGATCTACATTCTGAGAGACTACAACGGTGAAGACCTTTCGGAATTTGTCGATAATCTGAGATATTACAAGGCTATCAAAGTAAGTGGAGAGGGCGGCGTCGATACCCTCACAACTGAAATTCCCATCGACAGCGCGGACAAGCATCTTGACCGTCTGGAAGACAACATTTTCAGATTCGGCCAAGGGGTGAACAACAGCCCGGATAAATTCGGGAATGCACCTTCTGGCGTAGCTCTGGAAAACTTGTACGCATTGCTTGATCTAAAGGCCAACGCAACAGAACGGAAATTTCGGAAAGCGCTACAAGAATTTTTCTGGTTCTTCACCGAGTTTTTACGAATCAAGAAGCTGGGTGAGTTCGATTACAAGGAGATTCAAATGACGTTCAATAGGTCCAAGATCACGAACCAGCTTGAAAAAGTACAGATGATCAATCAAAGCCCGGATTTAAGCCGAGAGACGCGTCTTGCATATCATCCATTTGTTGATGATGTGGAGGCGGAACTTGAGCGGATCGAAACAGAGGAAACGGAGTACGGCAAGAATCTTTCTTCATTAGCGGCCGAAGATGAGGAAGGCGGCGATGAAGATGAATCAGAATGATATCGACAAGTATCTCGATAACGAGATCAGCAAGGCTGAAAAGAAGATCGACAAGCTGTTTGTTAAGAGGCTGAAGGACATTAACAAGCAAATAGCTGTAATGTATCAGAAATACGCAAGCGGCGGCGAACTAACGTACACCGATCTGAACAAATACAACCGATTGCGGAAAGAACTGGACTTTATCGCCGAAAAGATCGACAAGGACTTCCGTTTCATCCTAAAAGAGATCGATTTACTGTTAGAAAAGCAGTATGTGGAGAATTATTTGCGGTCCGCGTACGTGTATGAGTTTGAGGCACAAGTCAAAATGGGGTTCACGATCCCGACGGCTGCCGTTATCGCGGCTGCCATTGAAAATCCTATCCCTGAATTACGGTTGCCGGTCCTCATGGAGACGGCCCGGAATCAGGTTATATCGAGAATAACGATCGAAATTACACAAGGGCTTCTCGCTGGCGAAGACTATGCGAAAATGGCATCCAGAATAGCGAAAGCTCTCGATTTTGGGCGCGCTAAAGCCCGGAGAATCGCCCGAACTGAAGCGCATAGGGTTCAGGTATCTGGTCGCCTTGATAGCGCCGAGAAAGCCTCAAAAAAGGCCGATTTAAAGAAAATGTGGGTCAGTACGCTGGATACCCGGACACGCATCGGACATAAGAAGCTGGATGGGAAGGTCGTGCCCTTCAACGGCTTGTTTAAATCGATATACGGAGGCGTCGGGAAGGCTCCCGGACACATGCACAACCCGAAAGACGACATAAATTGCCGTTGTTCGATCATTTTCCTTGTGAACGGCCAGAAACCAGAGAGAAGGATATCCAGAATCAACGGCAAAAACGTCGTCATTCCATACATGACCTATGAAGAGTGGAAAAAACAACTTGAAAAGGCGGGGTGAACATGGAATATTTACAATTTTTCGTTCCCTTTATTTCGTTTTTTATTTTTATCTATTGTCTGGGTTTTTTCAAGGGAATAGAACACGCATGAAAAAAAGGAAGAAGAAAGAGAGCAATTCCGACAATTTTTAAAGGGGGATTAATCCTGTGCCAAAACTAACTGTTATATTGGGCGGAGAAGTCATTTGCAGACATAACGGCATGGTTCATGTTGCTGTTACGTTTGATGGGGCATTAGCTGGAATTTTCGTCGTGAGTGAAGCGGATTATGAAAGGGTGTTCCCGAATGGCTAAATTAGAGATTAAATTGACGGAAGAAGCGCGGAAAAGGAAAGAAGAGGATCCCCTGTCAAGTGTCGGTCTTAAATTTTCCGATTATCATACTTTGATAGATGGACATGAGCCGACGCATTTGACCGACTTAAAGCTCTCTATGAGAGTAGGAGAGTTTAACACAGCGACAGTTACGTTTGTCGTTGATGAACTCGATGTTGACGCCGATTTTTTAGCGGCTCTCGAAGCGAAGATCGAATCAGAAGAGGAACCAAAAAAATCTGATAACAAGGTAGCAACCGATGATAATTTTATTGGCTATATTACGGCCGAAGAATTAGCTAATCTTTCCGTAATTAAGAGGAACAAATAACATGGTTGATGACAGCGGAATTAACTGGCGTGAAAAAGCGATAGATGCAACGGGGAAACTTGTGCATCTGCTCGAAAGAATTGAGAGCGAAACTGAAACCGAGCTATTCGGGGAGGGGGACAAATAACATGCAAAAGTACATTAAAAAGCCTGTTGAGGTTGAGGCGTTTATATTTGCCGTAGATGATACACCTGAGTGGTTTTTAGAAAAAACAAAAAATAGTTATTGTGAATTTCACTATGACTCGAATGGCGTCAGATGCATCCTCCCAACGTCGGAAGGTTCAGTAATGATTATCCGTGCAGGAGATTTTGTCATAAAGGGCGTCGAGGGCGAAATCTACCCGTGTGAATCGAGTATTTTTGAAAAGACATATGATCGTGTAGACCCCTTGAAAAAAGCCCGCAAAATGGCGGAGCTGTCCGGAATGCTTACGAAAAACGGCTTTGATTTCACCGAGAAAAAAAGCGAAATTGACAATAACGAAATGGCGCGCGGTAAATTAGAATCGTTAAAACGTGCCTTTGAAGAGGGGAGGATAAAGTCGTCATCGGTTACGAATTTCCCGATCAAAGACAACTACGGACAATGGCAATACGGGGAAGCAGAATATACCTTCCGTGTTGAGCCTTCGGCAATAGCTAAAGAATTTGTCAGGGAAGTGCTGTCTGAAGAGCCTGTGGCGGTTTCCCTTGACGGCGAGAAAGTAGGTAAAGCGTGTTATAAGGAAGTTTCAAAAGTAATGAAGCGGCAGAATATGAGGTCGAAATAATGTCCGAAATACTTTGTATGTTGGGCTTTCACAATTTTAGAAACTACAAGCACCTTTTTCACCCATTCAGAGCAGAGGGAACATGCTCACGATGCGGAAAGAAAGATGTTTATTTGTAAATTAGAACCACAGTCGCCATGTAGCGGCTTTTTATTTTGTCCTGAGTATGACGTTAAAAGGCTTATTTGCTCGTTTTAAAGGTTTAGAGTCAAAACAAACGAAAATCCTGCGCGTGAGGTGGACACGCAAAAAAACATTAAAGGAGAGTGTGAAAAAGTGAGTTTAAAGGAATTGTTGGGTGAAGATTTATATACGCAAGTCATGGAAAAGGCGGGTGAGCAGAAAATCGCAGTTGTCAGTGACGGTAATTGGATTCCGAAAGAGAAATTCGACGAACTGAACGACGACAAAAAAGAGCTCAAAAACCAGCTGAACCAGCGTGACGAACAGCTTGAAGACTTGAGGAAGCGGGCAAAGGACAACGAAGAATTACACAACAAAATCAAGGAGATTCAGGACGCGAACGAAAAGACAGTCGCCGATTATGAGGCTAAAATCCAGCAACAGCAGAAGGATTTTGCTATCGAGAGGGCTTTGCGTGATGCAAAAGCGCGAAATCCAAAGGCTGTCAAAGCGCTTCTGGACCTTGAAAATGTCAAATTGGACGGGGATAAACTTCTAGGCTTAGATGAGCAATTAAAAGCCATCCAGGAGAGCGATAAGTATCTTTTCGGGGATGAAAACCCCTTCGATCTCCAAGGAGGCCCAAACCCACATGTTAACACAGGAAACGGATTCCCGAGCAACAACAATCCGTTTTCTCAGGATCATTTCAATATGACGGAACAAGGCCGTTTGATCCGAAATGAACCCGATAAAGCAAGAAAATTAATTATCCAAGCAGGCGACAACCCTGCAAATTTCGGACTATAAAGGAGAGGAAAATAAATGGCAGTGACAAGAGTGCAGGATGTTATTATTCCTGAAGTATTTAACCGATACACAATGAATAACACAGTTGAAAAGACAGCTATCTATCGAAGCGGTATTCTTCAGCCAGTTCCGGGAATTGTTGTTCCAAACGGTGGCGACACAATTAATATGCCTTTCTGGAACGACCTTGAAGGCGATCCGGAAGCGATCCAATCTGATTTTGCTTTAACACCGGAAAAAATCACATCCGGCAAAGACGTTGCGCGCGTTTTTGAATATGGGAAAGCGTGGAGTTCTGAAGATTTAGCGGCAGAGCTTGCCGGGTCTGACCCGATGCGTGCGATTGCTCAACGTGTAAATAATTATTGGGAAAGACAGTATCAAAAAATGATTTTCCGTATGCTTGACGGCGTTTTCGCTGACAATGTCGAGAACGACAATGCTGATTTGGTCCTTGACCTTTCGAGCGGAAGCGGGAAAAAATACACGACTTACATTTTTGGTTCTGGTGCCATCGGATATGCCGGCGGAATGCCGAAAACACCGACTGAAACCGATCGAAATTCACTTAAAGGTGAAGATATCTTAATCAATCGCAAAAAGTTCATTATGCATCCACGTGGTTTTAAATGGACTGAAGCGGCAGTTGCCAAAGATATGCCAACACTTGCAGAAATGGCGGACGGCGCGAACTATGATCGTGTATACGACAAGAAAAAGGTCCGTATCGTGAAAATCATCACAAATGAAGAGGGCGGAAACGGCCTAACAGGCGCAGCCATCCTTGACGCACAGCAATTGTTAGGCGATGCGAAAGATGTTTTCACTTCTATCGCTATGCACTCACTGACGCATACGAACCTGCAGAAGCAAAACTTGATCGAATTCATCCCGAACAACCGGGCTGATGTCGGTTTCGGTACTTACATGGGTAAATCGATCATTGTTGACGATTCACTTCCAGTCGTAACGCCTGCTCCCTAATGCGCCCCAGAATCTCCGGTACGACAGTACAACTGATTCTATCGCAGTTGAATGGGATCCCGTAGATGGGGCGACTTCATACAACGTTTACAGAGGAGCAGACAAGAAATTCGCTGAAAACGTGACGCAACCTAAGTATGTAACAACCGGTATGAATCCGGATACTAAACTCACAATTAACGTAACGGCTGTTAATGAGTCCGGCGAGTCTCCTATGAGCGAAATTGTGACTCAAACTAAGCCATCGGCGTAAGGGGTGATTTAATGGGAGCGACAACGTTTTATTTATTAGAACAGGAAAAGCGCCTGAGAGAAGCTAAAAAAGCGGCTCATGCGCAAAAAGAAGCGGAACAGGCAACAAAAAAAGATACCCAAAAGGCTAAGACGAGCACGAAGAAAAGAACATCTAAAACCAAAAAAGAAAAACAATGATCCGGTATCAAATAAAAAGGGCAGGAGAATCCTCCTGCTCTTTCTTTATATGGAGTGAAAAAGATGGATATTGAAACGGTCAAAAGGCTGTTGCAAATCAAAACAGACAAGCATGACGAGTATTTACAAGAAGCCGTCCCGTTCTTTGTCGACATCGCAAAAGACTACTGTAATAACAGTTTTATCAAAGATGGCGCCGAAAGTCTGCCGTCTGGCGTTAAGGTGTTTGTCGCGAAGGCGGTTGAATTTAATATGAACCCGTCAAATTTAAGTAGCCGCAGTATGGGGGATGTGTCGTATACATTCATGACAGACTTGCCCCGTCCCGTATGGGAATATCTAAGGCGCATAAGAAATTGAGGTTCCCGTGATGTTTTATCAAGAGTTTCCGCACACAATCACATTCCAAAATTTCGAACAGATACCCAATGGCGGGGGCGGCTTTAAAAAAGAATGGGTGGACGCGATTACCGACTGCGAGGCATTTGTCGATTCGCTGACTGGAAAAGAATACTACCAAGCCCAGCAGCTTGAGAACCCGGTCGAATACAACGTCTATTTTCCCTATCGGGAAGATGTTAAAAACGACATGCGGATCATTTGGAAAGACCGAAATGACAGGGTTTTGGTCATTCAGTCCCCGCCTATCGATCAAGGCGGCCAAGGTGAAATCTTGTGCTTTAAATGCCGTTCAGGGGAGAACATTCGCTGATGAACAGGATTACAAGGCAGATGACGAGGGCTGTTAATTCGTTCAGTGATCGGGTTCACGATCGAGTGAAGCGGATCATTGCTGAAACGGCGGAAATTATTGTCGGCCAAGCGGTGGCTACGGCGCCAGTAGACGACGGAAACCTTAAAAATTCGATAGAGGTTAATTACTCTCATGGTGGTTTCAAGGCGAAAATAACCGTCGGGGCTTCATATGCGATTTATGTCGAATTTGGCACAGGCATATACGCCGAAAACGGAAACGGCCGCAAAACACCTTGGGTGTATTTTGATGAGAAATTAGGGCGATATGTGTTCACACGCGGAATGCGCGCGCAGCCGTTCTTTTTCCCTGCTGTGGAAGCGGGCGCCCGTTATTTCGAAAGGAAGATGAACCGGCGATGATTATTCAAAATAAACTAGCTTCCTGGAACCTTCAAAAAGCGATATACAACAGGTTATCGACGGATGCGGCGCTTAATGAAGTGATAAAGGGCGTTTTTGACAATCCGAATAAAGACACACCTTTCCCGTATGTGTCCATCGGGGAAGACACGTCAACGCCATTCGAAACCAAAGTGACATTTGGCGAAAACATCACAACTGTTATACATGCGTGGAGCCGGGCAGAGGACGGCAGGCGCGAGGCAAAGGAAATCCTTTCTCTCGTCATGCAGGCCCTGACAAAAGAACCCTTTAGAGGTGGAGGGGTTCAAACCCCTTCAACTCAGTTTTTTGCAATCACAAGTGATCACGGATATTGACGGGATCACACAACACGGAATTTTGAGAATCCGAATTTATATCAATAATTAAGGGGGCTATCAAATGGCGGTATCAGGTAAACCGACTACCGGTAAAAGCATTATTTATATTGTGCAAGCTGCAAATGCGCCACTTGGATCAGATGCGAAGATTGTAGGCAACCAGACAGAAGGAACATGGACAAGGGAACAAGAAACGGTTGACGAACAAACAAAATTAGGCCGCATCGTTGGGTACGGGGCGAAAAGTGAGACATTCGAACTTACTTTATATGCACAACAAAAAGACGGCGGACAAGAAGCCTTAGAATGGACTTATGATAATGAATCCGAGTTGAAAGTTTGGCGTGTAGACACCAGCCAAAAGAACGACAACGGAAAATATGATTGCCGTTTCGGCTGGACGATTATCGAAAACATTGAGTTTAGTGAGCCGACAGACGGATTCGTCGAAGCAAGTACATCATTGCCGGTTCTTGTTCGTACAGTACCGGGAGAAATTGAATTGCCAGACGACTTTATCCAATCAGCTAATGAAATTCTATTCGAAAAACCGGGCGAGACTACAGGCGGATTCGAGAAAAGAAAGCAGCCCACTTCTACTCCCTGAGGCGCCCCAAAATCTACAGTATACAGCTACAACTAATAGCGTGACCGTGGATTGGAAGGCTGTAGATGGGGCGACTTCATACAAGGTATACAGGGGATCGGAAAAAGTATTCTACAAAGAAGTGACAGAACCAAAATGCACGCTCACAGACATTACGCCGGATACTAAGCTCACAGTGAATGTGACGGCCGTTAACGAGGTGGGAGAATCGCCTATGAGTCAGATAGAAACACGTACAGAGCCAGAAACAAGTGGCTCATAAAAAAAACGATTCAAAATAAAGATACAGGGCATCCTTCCGGGTGCCCTTTTTTATAGGAGGAATATGACATGCCAACATTAGAAATCGAAGGAAAACAATATGAAGCACGCTGTGATTTCAAATTCGAAAGGACAGCGGAAGAAAAATATAACGAAAAAGACGAGAGCGGAAACAAACAAGGCGGCTTACGAAATGTATATCTCGGCCTACTTGAGCAACGCAGTTCACTTTACTTAATCCGGTTCTGGGATTGTGCACTTTCTCACTTGAAAGATAAAAAGCCATCTGTTGAAAAAATCGAAGAAGCGCTCGCGAAAGTTATTGAGGATGAAGGCGCAAAAGGTGCCGAAAGACTTTACAAAGAAGCGTTTCAGGCGGTGGATCAATCCGGTTTTTTCGCAGTTCAAGTAAAGAGAATCTGGCAAGACTTCGACGTTCTCAAGAAGGAGATCAAACAGAGAGTCGGGGAGACGGAAGCGGAATCCTGAAACGGAAGCAGGAGCGCGAGGACGCCAAGGAAATGATGGCCGAACTCGAAAAACTAAGGAAAGAGATGAACAAGTAAACTATGACGCAGTTATTTTGAATGCTGCTCGTTATCTTAATATACATGATCCGGAGCTTATACTTTCGTGGACACCACACGAGTATAAGCTCTTTTTAAAAGGCGCGCAATATCGGCAGATCGATGAAATGGAATTGTTGACGAAGAACGCCCTATTCCATCGATACGCTTTGAATAAAAAAGGGCGTGTGACCCCTAAAAAGATGTTTGACGCTGACAAAGCCCGGAAGATGGTGACCAACGAGGAAGACGGCTGGCGCAATGCGCGGAGCCTTGGCGTTAACCCTAATGCCCTAAAACGCGCGACAGATGCCCTTAAAACGATCACCCTTCCGGATTTCAATAAGAAAGGGGGTTAAGGCTATGATCGAACGCCTCACAGCGATTGTCGATGCGGAAATAGGCAAATTTAAGCGCAAAATGGGCGAAGTTAAGGCGTTAGCCCGAAGCATCCCGAATAGAATCAGCGTAACTGTTAAAGAAAATTTTAAAGAGGCCGAGCGGCGGCTGGGCGTTTTCGAAAACAGGATGGCGCGGCTTAGCAGGGTGATAAACGACTTTCAGACTGTGTTTGGAAACGCCTTTAGCGGCATGAAAATGTCGATATTCCCGGCTCTTGTGCCGGCGATAGCGTCATTAACGGCGGCTTTGGGGTCATTAGGGCCGGTCATCGGCGTGGCTTCCGGCGGCCTTATGGGGCTAGCGAGTTCATTCGGGACAGCGGCGGCAGGTGCCGGAGCGTTTGGAGCTTTAGCCATTTCCAATATTAGCGGGGTTTTCAAAGCGTCTTCCGACCTGGCGAAGCTCCAGCAAAAGCTGGACGAAACAACAGACCTGAAAGAGCGTGCCAAGATCATGGAGAAGATCAAGGCGATTCAGGAAAGTCTTGGCGCAGAAGAACGGAAGGCGCTCGACACCTTGGAGGACTTCAAAGCAAACTGGCGCGAGATAGCTCAAGAAACGCAAAAACCGATCTTGAAGACATTCACAAACTCTTTGAATAGCTTCAAATCCGTTCTTAACACACTGCGGCCGATGTTTAAATCTGTCGCGGCGGCTGGCCTTGAACTATCCGAGAGCTTCCAAAAGTCTTTGAATGCTCCCGATGTACAGAAGTTTTTCGATTATATGAATAAAAACGCAGGCCCGCAATTCGCCACGACAGTAAAAACGATGGGGAACTACTTGCGCGGCTTTTTGAATTTGCTGGTTGCTTTTGGACCATTGGGGCAACAAATGTCACAAAGTATGTTGAAATCGTCCGAAGCATTCGCGAAATGGACGGCAAGTCTCTCAGGCTCAGATAAATTTAAGTCGTTTATCCAATACGTTCAGCAAAACGGCCCTAAGCTGCTGACGATCCTTAAAAACATCGGATCGGGATTAATCGGAATGTTTACAGCGTTCGCGCCGATGAGTGCGGACATGCTGACCGGCCTTGTAAATCTTACAGCGCGCTTTAAAGAATGGGGAAACAGCCTGAGCGAATCGAAAGGCTTCCAAGAATTTATCAATTACGTGCGACAAAACACACCGACAGTGCTGTCACTGATCGGGCAACTAAGGGACTTGGTTGTTAATTTGGGTGTCGGCATGGCCCCGTTAGGTTCGCAGATACTGCAAATGGTCACAGGGTTTTTAAAATTTTCTAACGCCATGATGGAATCGAATCCTATTATCGGTCAAATGATCGGATATCTCATTACCTTTGGGGGTCTACTGCGAGCGACAGCACCGTTAGGCATTGCTTTTTCTGCAATTTTCACCAAAAAAGATTGGGTAAACGGAGTGAAAAATGTAAAAAAAGTCGGCGAGGCAATCTCGTGGATCGGCTCGATGTTCGGGAAAGTCGGGAAACTTTTCCTTACAAATCCTATTTTGATTGCTATCACAGCAATAGCGGCGGCGGCTTATCTGATCATCACGAATTGGGGGCCGATTTCAAAATTCTTCTCTGATTTATGGGAAGGGATCAAAACAAACGCGATAACGGCGTGGAACTCGATATCTGAGTTCTTTTCCGGCCTTTGGTCTGGAATAGTCGAGCTTGCGTCCACAGCGTGGGGCAGCCTGACGTCGTTCTTCTCGAGTTTGTGGTCCGGCATCACCACGACAGCGCAAGCAGCATGGACTGGATTCATGAATTTAGTAAAGCCAATTTGGGACGGAATAGTCGCGGTTTTCGGCCCGACTTTTAACGTCATAGTCACAACGCTGTCAAACATCTGGAATACGGTATCTAGCACGGTGTCATCCGTGTGGAATACGATCAAAACAACGTTGATCGGCGTCGTCACGAGCATTGTAGACGGTGTGAAAAATCACTTTTCGATTATGTCCCAAACCCTTTCCGGCATCTGGAACGGTATCACTAATATTGCAAAAGGCGCATGGCAAGTCTTAAAAAATGCGATCCTCGGCCCGGTTCTGCTTGTCATCGACCTTGTGCAAGGCGATTTTAAAGGATTCGCAAACCATTTAAAGCAAATCTGGACAAACATCAGCAACGGGGCAAAGCAAATCTGGAACGGGATCAAAACGGTTGTGTCATCACTCGTTAAAGGTTTAGTCAACGCTGTTAAAAATTATTGGAATACAGCCAAGACTGTAACGACAACAATCTTTAACGGGATCAAAAGCGTCCTTAGCTCAATCTGGAACGGTATAAAAAATACCGTGGTGAATCTCGCCAAAGGGCTGTGGAACGCAGTCAAAACCACTTGGAACACGTTCAAGACTGTAACGACAACCATTTTTAATGCAGTCAAAACCGTCCTGACAACCGTCTGGAATGCGGCGAAGTCAGTCGTCATAAATGCGGCAAAAAACATCTGGTCGAGCGTCAGGAATAACTTCAACAACATGAAGAATGTTGTTACAACCGTCATGAAGAATGTCAAAACCACGATCCAAAACCTTTGGAATAACGCCGTTAAATTCTTGAAGGGGATCGATCTGAAACAGATCGGAAAGAACATCATTCAAGGATTGATTAACGGTATCGGAAGTATGGCAAATGCCGTCTGGCGGAAAGTCGGCGACATCGCGGACGGGGTTAAGAAGAAAATCACCGGATTACTCAACATTCACTCGCCATCACGATGGATGCGCGATCATGTCGGAAAAATGATTCCGGCTGGTGTGGCTGTTGGTATCGATAAAGCGGGCGGCCTTGTAGAAAAAGCTACTCAGAAACTGGCGCAGCTCACCATGTTTACGCCAGATCAAACGACATTCGCCTATGACACAGCCCTCAGCAGTGGCACATTAAACGATGTCCGCGGTCAGATCGAGGCAGAGGTCAGTGATTTCGAAATTTCAGACCGTCCGATCATTATTGAAATGGACGGCCGAGAAGTCGGTCGGGGCACGTACAAATACGTGAAAGAGTTCCAGAGCCGTGAAGACGGAAGGAGGACGACCATAAACCGATGATCGATTACAAAAAGATACTGACAACGGCAATAGATGACGCATTCGGCCAAACGATTCAAGAAGTAGACTATTGGATCAAATTCAACGGTTACACCCTGACGGATCACTTTTTCGTGATCGACGACAGGGGGCGCGGCATTGTTGGCAGGGAACTGAATTTAGTTTCCTTGCCGGGTGTCGATGGCGCTAAATTAAAGGGCGTAAGATACACGGAACGCACTATCGAGATTGACACCTTATTTATAGCGGCCAATGATGCGGAATTACGAAAGATATTAGAAGAAATAAATTATATCCTTGCGACAGACAAGGAAGAAGCGTTGATCTTTTCAGATGAGCCAGACCGAACATATAACGCCGTATTCAGCACAGCACAAGAGAGCGAAGGACAAAACGGCGTCTATAAAGTGACACTCACATTTGTATGCCCTGACCCTGAAAAAGAGGGCGGGGAAACAATATTTATAACAGGTGATCCCAACAACCCATATACAAACCATGTTAAAAACGGTGATTTTTCCAATGGCCTAACAAATTGGAGAACTTGGCAAACAGGGAGCGCCGGGAACACAAGAGGACTGACCGATATTACGGATTTCGACGGAGACGATCATAAATTTACCAAGGGCTTTTATTATTCTGCTGTTGCGTCTGAACAATATGGTTACGCACAAGATTCTGTTTCTTTGACAGCGGGCGAAACTTACACTTTGTCTGCTTGGTTTAAGGTAACGAGCGGAGCCGGACGGGTCAGTGTCCAAACCGGCAACGCAACAGACGGATGGACATATACAAACTATGATGTAGCCCCGATATTAGGAAAATGGACAAAGTTGTCGCATACATTTACGCCGAAATCGAACAGCACTTCAGTTTATTTAGGACAAACTGCTGATGGTAATAACAATTATAATAGCGCTCAGATAACAGGGGTGCAGGTTATGCGAGGCTCTTCATCGTCACACAAATGGATTCCGTACTTGTCGGAAACAGTTAAAAATGAGGGAATGCGTCCTGTTTCGCCCACCGTGACATGTGTTTTTGAGTCTGATGCTACATCGTACGAAGTCCAGTTATTGAAAGAGGACGGAACAATCGATAAGCGGATAAAAGTAAATTTCAACTTCATTAAAGGGGACACCCTTGTAATTGATTTCGAAAAGAGAAAAGTGATAATCAACGGAAAAGTCAATATGAATGCACTGCTTATGCTCTCAAGATGGTTTGATATACCCGTGGGAGATTGCACAATAAAAACAACACACAAAAGCAGTATTTCATTTCGCAAGGCGTATATGTAAGGGGGTGCGTTTATGGCCGATATGTGGATTTTGGACGACAAGGACAAAAAACAAACAATCATATCAACGAAGCAAAAGAAGCATGTCGTTTCTATGATGCGCCATTTCGAGAAGAACTGAATGTCGGTTCTTCTTTTTCTTTTGTCGCGGACGCAGATCACGAGGATAGCGTTCATATAAAACCGGAGAATCAGGTCGTTTTCGAGGACAGGAGAGGAAGAAAACGCAATTTCGTTATAAAAGAGCTGGAAGACGCCGACGACGGCGCGAATGCACGCATTAGGGCCTATTGTGAGCCGGCACTGTCAGAGCTATACGATGAGTTTGTGACCGACATCAGGCCGCAAAATAGAACAGCCCAGTACGTTCTTGACCGTATTCTTGAGGGTACAAGGTGGCGCGCGAATGTCCCGGTCGATCTTGGCTTGCATTCCACAAATTTTTATCGCATCAGTGTCATGGAAGCCATCAACCAGATATTGCAGATATGGGGCGGCGAGTATTATGACGAAGTTGTTTTCGATGAAAATGACAATATCGTTGATCGAGTGATCCATATTCTGCCCCGACGCGGCCAAGACACCGGGAAGCGTGCGGAAATCGATAAAGACATTCAGGAAATCACAAGAACGGTACTGAGTTACCCGGTGACAGCCCTGTACGGTTACGGCGCAAGCCTTGAAACCGAAGGCGGCGGCAACACCCGTTATATTGATTTCTCAGATGTCGAATGGGTCAAAGCGAACGGCGACCCGGTAGACAAGCCGAAAGGGCAAGAGTGGGTCGGCGACCCTGAGCTTTTGGAGAAGTTCGGCCGAATTATGTACGACGGCAAGACCAAGCGGCACCGGTTCCAGAAATGGCAAGATGACAGCATCCAAGACCCGGCCGAATTGCTCAAGAAAACCTATGAAGCGCTTATCAATCATGAAATGGTGCAAGTCAATTATTCTCTAAAGCTGGAACTGCTTGAATACATTTCGGGTTATGAGCATGAGGCGGTTGATCTTGGCGATACAATGATCGCAATTGACGACAATTTTCGACACCCTATCGAGGTTCAAACTAGAGTCATTGCAATAGAATACGATCTATCTGATCCCGTGAATACGGCACAGGTAGAAATGGGGCAATTTTTAGACCTGTATTCAACCGAAAAGCGGATCAAAGAGCTTGAAACGACAATTGACACAAATCGCGGCAAATGGGACAACGGCGGCGATCCGGTGATCGGTGACGGGAGCTTCCCTGATAAAGTGCCGCCTGTTCCGTCAAATATTAAAGTCGAATCCTTATTCCAAGGGGTTTCGATCACATGGGACTATAATCCAAGTTCATATATAGCGGCATATCAGATTTTCGCATCGCCGAATAAAGGATTTACGCCTTTGGATGAAAATTTGATTTTCAGCGGTAAATTAAGCGGATACGAGCATACGCCGGGCGTTGATCAAGTTTGGTATTACCGAATGCGAACGATCAATACACACGGCACGCCAAGCCCATTTACACAAGAATTTACAGGCGTTACCAGAAGGATTTTGACTGATGACATCGTTTTCGGGGCGGTTACGGCCGAAAAACTTGCCAATCTATCAGTCACGGCCGAAAAACTTTCACAGAAATTCGATGAATCCAACATTTTGCCGGGTTCAGTATTGCGGCCGGGTGAATTAGGTAACGTCAACGGTGCATCATGGAGCGTGAAAGAAGGGGAATTCAACGAAGTAACTGTCACTAGAAAAGCGGACGATACGCGGCCCGGGTTTGGTTTTAGTGCTTTCTATAGATCAACCCTGAGGCTGACTAAGGGTGAAAAATATACATTATCATTCGAGGTTAAAAGGAACAATACCCTTAATATCAACTTTATTTATATAAAAGATGACAGCGGCCAATATCAATTGGATGCCCCCAATTTTAACGACATTAGCTCTTTCCCTTCCGATGAATTTGTAAGGATTGACTATGTTTTTCAGTCACCGATCACAACCGAAACAGCCCGGCTGTGGTTAGGAGGTAATAAAGTCGGAGACGAAAACCCTTCCGTCACCTTTAGAAAAATTCAAATTCGAAAAGGGGATGTAAGAAAAGAATTCGCCTTCAGTCCATACGACGTGATGCTGACTGAACAAGCAATTTCATCGGCCTTAATTGCGAAAGCGGCCATCCAATCGGCCCACATCCAAGAGGCGGCCATTACGACGGCGGCCATCGCAAACGGAGCCATTACACGAGCAAAGCTGGGAACGGCTATCATTGGAACGGCTCAGATTGAAGACGGAGCCATCACAAACGCGAAAATCGCCAATCTTTCAGCCAGCAAAATCAACGGCGGGACGATTAAAGGTATCACGATTGAAGGTTCATTGATTCGCGGGGCGAGGTTCGAAGCGGCTGGTCAAAATAATGATTTTGAATCTTGGATACAAGACGGGACGTTCTATCAGTGGACGCGAGACAGCAAGTACAACTATAACAAATTAACGATAACATCAGGGATGCTAGAACAAGAAACCGGCTGGTTTTATCGTGATGGCGATACCGATAATAAGGTTCACAGTATTGTACGTGTTGGAAACGGGAGGCTTTCTATTTCTGGTGTGCCCGGACAAAACACGAATTCATTTTCCCCAAAAGTAGATATTTTTACGGAATCACATGGCAATTTTAATCCTGACAATATATTCGATACTACTGGCGATATCGCCCGTTACCAAATGAGCCGGGGTGATAAAGCGATGTTGAATATCGCTTCTGGCGACTATGATTATTTTTATGATTTGCAAAAGGATACGTGGGTATTCGATAATGTAGAATCTCGTTATGCAGCACTTTTCGAGGGAAGCCAATCGATTATTAGATTCAAACCTGTAAATTTTGATGTTATAGCATCCGGCGGTATTCGTTTGAAAACTACAAAAGGGGTAAATTTTGATACTGGTGGAAGAGGTATCTTCCTGACCGGTTCCAGTCAAACCATTGGCGCGAACGGAACATTGACTTTAAAAGGTAATGCCGCAAGTAGCAGCAGCGTCGGTGATATAAATATAGGGGTTGATGGTAGAGGCCCGCGTGTTTGGTCGTCTTCCATTAATAACAGAACAACCACAGCCCCGGCAAACCTCCATATGAATCAGTATGGCAATTTTGAAAAGGTGACATCATCCCAAAAATACAAAATTAACATAGAGGAATTTCCAAAAGATAGAGTCGAAAACATTCTGAAACTCAATCCTAAAACATGGTTTGATAAACTAGCCGTGGAAGCATACGCGGAAATTTTAGAGAGTGGGCGAGAAGATGATGAGGATAAACCATATCTTGAGCGAATCCCGGGATTAATTGCCGAAGAGGTATTCGAAGCCGGTCTAAAAGAATTTGTTTTTTTCGGAAAGCCGGACGAAAACGGAAACCGTGAAATTGAAGGAATTATGTATGATCGGCTGTTCGCTTTACTCATCCCTATTGTCAGAGACCTGAAAACCCGGATCGAAAATATAGAAAGCACGTTAAATTAAGGAGGAAAACACTTTGAATGACACTAAAATGACATACGAAGAACTGGAAGAACAACTCAACAGGCAAGCTTTAAAAGCGGCGGCGTATAGAGAAGAATTAAGCCAAGCGCATGATAGATTGGCAGAAAGTCGAAGCCTATATATGAATGAATTACAGAAACGGCAGAACCTAGAGCAGGAAAATGAAAATCTCAAAAAAGAGCTGCAAGAAGAGCGGATCGGCAATTCACAGGCGGAAGATGAAGCGACAGAAGAGGAAGTGAAAAACAAATAATAATTCTTTAGAAAGCGGCGAAATAAGCGGCTTTTTTATTTTGCTCAAAAAAGGAGAGAAAATCATGAGACAAAACACTGATACCCTTTACGCCTCGTTTGCTGGGGGCAGCACTGGCATTTTAGCCTATTTGTTTGGAGGTCTTGATCATTTGTTAACTGCGTTCATCATCATTATGACTGTTGATTATTTAACGGGGGTTGCTGCAGCTTGGCAGGATAAAAGCGTTTCATCCAAAACGGCGTTTAGCGGACTCTTGAAAAAGGGTGCCATGCTATCCCTAATCATTGTAGCTAATCAAGTTGATATCATTCTCGGCAATGACGGACAGTTCGCGCGCTACGCTATGATCATGTTTTTAATTGGTATGGAGGGTATTTCCTTCATTGAAAACCTTGGACGCTTGGGCGTCGCGGTTCCAAAATTCCTTGTCGATCGTTTCGAGCAGATGAAAGACGAAGACGAAAAAACCCAGAAATAAGAAAGGATTGATCATTTATGGCAAAAGTATGGTTAGATGCAGGACACGGCGGCAAAGATTCCGGAGCGGCGGCAAACGGCATGAAGGAAAAGGATTTAGTCCTGAAAATGGTCAAATATGCGAAGTCATATTTAGAGAGCCATTATAAAGGGGTACAGGTTAAACTCACCCGTTCGACTGATGTCTTTTATGAACTGTCAGAGCGCGCAGATATGGCGAATAAATGGGGCGCGGATGTATTCGTTTCCTTCCATATTAACGCCGGCGGCGGCACCGGGTTCGAAACGTTCCGTTATCCTGGGACTGCTGGTAAGACTCTCGGCTTACAGAAGGCACTTCATAATGAAATCCTAACAACAATGAAAGCATACGGCCAGATCGCGGACAGGGGTTTGAAACAAGCTAACCTTGCGGTAGTCCGCGAAACCAGTATGCCGGCAGTTCTCACCGAAAACCTGTTCATCGACCGCAAAGAGGACGCGGACAGGCTAAAGGATTCCGGCTTTCTAAAGGCAGTCGGCGAAGCCCATGCGCGCGGAATTGCGAAATATCTCGGTCTTTCCGGCGGCTCAAGCAAGCAACCAGCAGCAACAACTCCAAAAAAGGAAGCCCCGAAAAAAGAAAGCGCGAAAAAGCCAGCGGCCAAAAAGTACACACTGCCGACCGGAATTTACAAATACAAAAGCCCAATGATGAAAGGAACGGCCGTCCGGCAGATTCAGGAGGCTTTAGCTGCCCTCTATTTCTATCCAGACAAAGAGGCGAAGAATAACGGCATAGATGGCTATTACGGGCCGAAGACGGCGAACGCGGTCAAACGGTTCCAGCTGATGCAAGGGCTGTCTGCCGACGGCATTTACGGGCCGAAGACAAAGGCGAAAATTGAAGCTATATTGAAGTAAACAAAAGGCCCTCTATAAAAAGAGGGCTAACTGTTATTCATTACTGTCCAATTCCCATACTGTCTGACCATCTACTAAAATTTTATTTGGTGGATCATCATAAAGAGAGATCTCAACCAAGGAGCTTTCCCCTTGCCTTAACCAATCATATACACTGCCTTTGTTTTCTTCAGGATGGGACAAAATATCATCCACTTGAAAAGCAGCTGCAATATATTCTGTAAAATTGATATCATCTTCATCTAACATATTGTTTGTTTCAAAAACCGTATCTAGTTTACCGATAATTCTTAAACCACTTTTCCATTCTAGTATCATATCACTTTTTTCATACTTTATTAATGTTCTAATTAAAGAATCGTATCCCATGTATATCCTCTTCTCTTAATGGTTTTTATGGTCTCGCTGGTACTATGTGAGCCCCGTCTTTTCCATAATGTATCATTCCATTAGTAGTCTCTACATATTTACCAGTATCCATATCATAGTATTTTCCTATCACCTGGCCAAAGTCTACCCTTTCTTTATTCTTTCCTAATTTTTTACCCTTTCCAGCAAACTTATCAAGCAATTCTTGTGCTTTTTTGTTATCTCCGTTAAAGATACTTTTGTTTTTCCCGTTGGCAACTTCTTGATTATAATTTGGTGTTCCTGGAATATGTTTTTCTTGAGCTCCTGGTTTAACTTTTGCAGGGAAACCATTTACTTCACGGTACGGACCTTTTGGAACGGATTGTTTGCCGTAGGAAGGGGTTTTATCTACCTTCGCAACTTTCTTTCCAGCTTCTTCACCTTTAAATAACTTGAAGCCGCGCTTTCCGTACTTAAATGCCTTTCCGAAAGGTGTGACACTCAATCCGGCCATCAAACGATCACCATTATCTTTAACGATTTCGCCTGTCGCAAGGTCGTATCCAAACGCTGCTCTTACTGCATCATACACACCTGTAAATTCCATCGCGGTATCGAAATATTTAGCAAAGTCGCTTTTTTCCACATTCTCTGGAAGGGTGTAGGCGGGTTCTATCTTGACGATTGTATCACCATCTATGTATGCCCGGTAAAGCGTATCGTTAAATACTCTATAATCTTTTTTCAGTTCATTCAATTCCTCTTGGGTGTACTCTTTCTTGGAAACCTTTTGTGCCGCCAATTTTTTTAATCGATCTCGATCGGCGAGAGTGTTTACGTCAGCATCTTCTTTGTCTCCGACTTTTTTCAGCATGGCACCCATCGCTGTTTCTTGATTTCCACTCAAGGTATCCATCTCATCCGGCTTTAGAATCGCGCCTTTTTGATAACCGGTGATTTCAATTTTGGGGCCGGTATACATTTTTTCGAGCCTTGCGATGTATCTCTGCATCGTCTCAAGGTCGTTTTCAGCCATTGTGAGCGCGTTTGTTTGCTCGCGGTCAAATGCATGCAGCTTTTCAAGTGTCGTGCTGATTTCCTTTAATGCTTTGTGATACTGTTCATGAAAACCGCTGTCGTTCAAATCCGGTAAGTCGACGATATGGCTGACTTTTGCGATCGTGGCGTTGGTTTTAGAAACCAAATGTTTCGTTGTGCGATCAGCGGCATTTAAGCCGTTCTCGAGTTGGTGTTCGAGAAAGGACTGGGAAATAAATCCGTTCTGGTTTGGTTCCAGGGAATTCAGCGCGCTTTTCATTTTCTTCAGCGCGGAACTGTATTCCTCTATAAAAGTATCATAGAACTGTAGAAAAGGGGTGTGACATTCCTCGTAAAAGGCGCGGATCGCGTCGCCGCCTTTTCCTTTTAAAGCATCATCAAGGGATGTGATGCCCTCAACGGCCTTTTTGACCTTGGCGAATTCGTCTGATTGGTGTTTTAATTGTTCGAGCGTTTGATCAATTGCATTGTGTAACGCCTGAACATCTAGAGTCTTCATGGCATTCTCCTCTAATCCTTTTGGTTACAATCAGTATAGAGTTTACCACTATACGGAAACCAATTGGGGAATAAATCCTGTTCATCCATGAAAATGAATCATTGGATTTAGGTTATTGTGCCTATCATTGATTGAAGTGTATTTGACAAAGTGATGTTTTTCAATTGAAGCAATAGCTAATAGTTATAAGAAGTACCGACTTTCTGACGACACTAAAGGAAGGCTCTTGTAATATGTTTGCCACCTATTTATAGAAGGACCCTGCTGTTTTTCTTTCACATAAATTCTCAGTTGTATGACCATTTATTTCTTGAAAATGTTAAAATCATTTATAGATAGGGGGGAATCAATGGAATTGGAACTAAATTTAACAAAAGAGGAAATAATTGAAGGGCAAGCTGAATTTATTAAATTTATTTCAGATGATTTTAAAAAGCAATTGGTTATAAAAACACTTGAGAATTGTGTTAATGATAAGGATTGGCCAAGGAATTATTATAATTTGAGAGATGATTTTTTACCAAACCTTGTAGGGAGAAATGCTGCAAAATATTTTTTTTGGGTTGTTTTCGGAGGCATTTTAAGCGAGCCTTTTAAGAGTGAATTAGATTTTGAGCTTAAGGATGTAGAATTTGATTTAATGAATTATGTAATGCTAAATTATTCATTAAAGTTTATTAGGGCAAAGAAATATAACGTTAACCCTTTAGGTTATGATGCAATCTGGTTTACTTTTGGTCCAGAAAACGACAGAGTTAATACATATATTAAAAGAAATGACGAAGAGCAATTTATGCTACGTATGAACCCATTTGAATTTACAAATATGTTGAATGATTCGTTAGAGTATTTTACTAATATGATTAACGACGATGTACTGGAGTATGAAATCGATAAAGAAGAAATTCTTGAAAACGTTTTATCTATACGAGAATGTATTAATCAGTTAGAAATGAAATTAACTTCTGAGGATCAACACAATGAATAG